TTTTAAAGCCAGTAGAGTGGAAAGTGTATGAACTATTATATATCAATCACAAAACAGAAGAGCAAGTTTGTAAGATTTTAAAGTTCAAATATGACAAAGAAGCTAAGAGCGCTTACAATAAACAGCTCAAGAATATCCAAAAATCAATAATAAGAAAAGCCAAACAATCTTTGGCTAATGGAGAAATAGACCTATGACCGAAATAGAATTAACTCAAGAACAAAAAGACACTATCATTCGCACTTGGAATGACAGAAAAGAAAATCCTCCTAGTTTACAAGAGTTAACTCAAATAGTTTTTCCAGATAATCCAAATATAGATGGAAGAAGCGTCTATGGAAAGTCCGTAAAGAAATTTTTAGCATCAAGAGATTTAAAAGTAAGAACAAAGAGCGAATATACTCCAAAAGATAGAGTGTCCCTGTCCGACGAGCAGAAAGATTATATTGTTAACAATGCGGCAATGATGACTGCCACAGAATTAGCCAGAGATCTTTTCGATAATTATGGTTTAACAAATTTATCTATAGAAGCTCGCTCTATTCAAGAGTATTTAGATACCTTGCCCAAACAAGTTCAAACTTCAGCAGGTCTTCCCGCCGAAGAAGAGAGCCAAGAAGATTACAAACCACCCAAGAATCAAGAGAGAGCTTTAGTTAGAGTCAACAGATATGTTTTAAATGGAATAGATAAAGATAAAATCACAACTAAGCAAAAAAAAGAGCTAAACTCTCTGATCTCTTATCTTCACACTTACAGATTTTTACACCAGATAGAAACATATACTAATGCTGTAGACAGAGATCTTTTCGAGAGCAGTTTTATTAGATATACTTTTGATAAATCAGATTTAACTCAAGAAGAAGTGGACCAATATATTGTTTTGGCCACGGAAGTTGTAATATCTTCAAATATTCAAGAAACAATAGCGACTTTGCAAGATCAGATAGATCAAGAAATTAATTCAGGCGCAAAAATTCCAATGACTCTAGTAGAAGCAGTCACTTCTGCTCGAACAGAGTATAATCAGTGCGTCACTCGTCAGCAAAAACTCCTTAATGATCTAAAAGTTAAGAGAAGCGAAAGACTTTCCAATCAAGTTAAAGATAACGCCTCCATTCTTAATCTAGTGCAGATGTGGAAAGACGAAGAGACTAGAAAAGAAATGATAAAAATGGCAGATATGAGAAGAGAAGTTTTAAAAGCAGAGGTTGGACGCTTATCATCTATGGATGATGTTAAAGCCAGAATCTTTGGCTTGACAGAGGAGGAAGTTTTAGATGGTTAAATGTAAAATTTGTAATTTAGAATTCGAAACAGACAAGAATTTTCATGGGCATCTCAAATCTCACAAGCTGAGAATGGTGGAGTACTACCAAACTCACGAACCGAGATATGATTTGCTTACTGGAGAGTTAATAAACTTCAAAAACAAAGATTATTATTTCTCTAATGACTTTAATAATAAAGTCTCCATGAAAAAATGGCTGAGCCAGCAAGATGTTGACGCTCAGAAGTCTTATTTAAAAAAATTCTTAATCCAGAGAAAAGAAAAACACAACTTAATTTATGCACCTACTGAAGTCGAGCTTAGATCTATTACTAGCCCGCCCGTTCCTTATTATCATAAGCTTTTTTTGGATTACTATGACATTTGCAATTCTTTGGGCTATAAAATCAAATACGCATATCCGAAAGAAGAATTAAAATACAAAATTAAAGACGGTTTTAGTATTTTTATTGATACCAGAGAGCAGATGCCTCTTGTTATTGACTATCCAACAGAAGTTAAAGGCTTAAAATTCGGAGACTACGCTATCAACGATCCCGAAAACAAATGCTACATTGAAAGAAAGTCAATCTCTGATTTTATTGGCACCATGAGCGGCGGCTACGAGAGATTTTGTCGTGAAATAGAGCGTTCTGTGGCAGCAGAAGCAAATCTGATAGTGCTAGTAGAGCGCCCTTTGCAGGAGTGCTTGAGCTTTCAGTATCTCAATTACGTCTCTAAGAAAATCAAAGTCACTCCAGAGTTTGTTTTCTTTAACGTCAGAGAACTAATACAAAAATACTCCAATGTACAATTTTTATTTGTAGATGGTAGAGAAGAATGCGTTAGAATAATGAAGAAAGTATTTTTTAGCAATGGAGAATATAAAAAATACGACTTGCAATTAATGTACGACTTAAAACTACTATAATATGTGGCACGAAACAACAAAGTATAAGAAGAAAACAGAAAACTATAACGAGATTTATAAACAGCTTCAAGGAGAGCTAGAAGATAAAGAAGCTAAGATTTCGTTGACAAAATTTTTACGTCAAAATCTATATTTTACTACTTATTTATTAACAGGGATTAAGCTTGCACCTTATCAAGAGATTACTCTTAAGGGAATGTTTAATAGAAACTTTAATATGTGTGTTTGGGGCCGTGGTTGCGCCAAGTCATTCATAGCTAGTGTTTACTGTGTGCTGCAATGCATATTTGAGCCCAACACAAAAATCTTAATAGCAGGCCCTACGTTCCGTACTGCTAGAGCAATATTTAATAACATAGAAAAGATGACCGAAAGCAAAGGCGCAGAGCTGTTGCTGCAAGCATTTGGAGCCAAGAGTAAAAGAAATGACTTATACGAGTGGGATATTAATGGCGGATCTATCAGAGCCATTCCTCTAAGCGGCGAAAAGATTCGTGGTTTCCGCGCTAACATTCTTGTGCTTGACGAGTTCTTGCTACTGCCAGAAGAAATCATCAAAAATGTATTGATGCCATTCCTTGTTGCGCCTCAAGACATGAAAAGGCGTATTGATATCCGCGAAATGGAAGACTTGCTAATTAAAGAAGGCAAGATGAAAGAAGAAGATAGAATGGTCTTTGTTAATAATTCAAAAATGATAGCTTTGTCCTCTGCTAGTTATACTTTTGAGAATCTTTACAAGACGTATCAAGAGTGGGTTAATCAAATCACTTCCCCAGAAAAAGGAGAGTCGTCTTATTTCGTTTCTCAGCTTGGATTTGAAGCTTTGCCAGCAGAGATGATTGATAAAACAATTATTGAAGAAGCTCAAAGTGGCGGAACTTCTCATTCTGCATTTTTAAGAGAGTATTGTGCTCAATTTACTGATGGATCTGACAGTTATTTCAGCGCAAAGAAAATGGAAGAGTGTACTTTAAAAGACGAGTATCCTCACACATTAATAAAAGGATCTACTGGCAAGAAATACATTATTGGCATTGACCCAAACATGAGCGACAGCCCAAATGCTGACTATTTTGCCATGGCTGTCATGGAATTAGACGAAGATACTGGCATAGGAATACTTGTTCATACTTATTCTGGCCTTGGCAATCTAAATAATCACGTTAAATATTTTGGATATCTAATGACATACTTTAATGTCGTGATGATAGTGAGCGATAATGCTGGCGCAGACATATTTTTAGATACATGCAATCAATCTGATGTCTTCAAAGCAAATAAAATAAATATTAAGACTCTTGAGTTCGCAGCGGACGCTGAAGGCGCAGAGTACGACGCTCAATTAAGAAGCGCCAAATCTCAATACAACCTATCAGAACATAGGATAGCATTTAATCAAGTATTCTCTTCTGGATTCATCAGAAAGGGCAATGAATTTTTGCAAGCTTGCATAGATTATAAGAAAGTCTTGTTTGCTTCTAGAACTTGCTCTAACGAAAAGTTCTTTAGTCAAGTAATAGACACTTCAATTCCAAGAGATCTTATATTTACTGCTGATAGACAAGACTGGACCAATCTAGACTTCATAGAAAACCAAGACGACTTTATTTATCAAACAAAAAAGCAATGCTCTCTAGTAGAATATACTACGACTTCTAGAGGCATGCAAAACTTTGATTTGCCGCAGCATTTGAAGAGAGGATCTTCAGCAACGAGAGCCAGAAAAGATAATTATTCTGCATTTATGTTGGCGAACTGGGGAGTTAAATGTTATAATGACATTATGAAGCAGCAAGTAGAAAATAACATATTTACTTTTACTCCTGTAATGTTTTAGTGTAATTCCTAAATAGTATGGCCAATTTAGTCAGGAGGAAACAGGTGGATCAAGCTGAGTTTTCTGGCTTCTTTATAGAAGTTGGAGACGTAAATTACTATCCACTAGTGGACAATCCTTCTGGATTTTTAGATTCAGACGCTCTCGATGCTGCAACAGGAACTCTAAACACAAAGATAGATAACGTTTCAGGAATTTTGGCGAACTCTATTCAGAGCACAGGAATAAATTCTAATTTATATACTGATAATGTTAGCGGCGCTCTTTCTACTAGATTGCAATCTTCTGGAGCTTCATTAACAGCAACGGACACTGCTCTTAGCGGTTATATTATTTCTGTCAGCGGCAATCTGAATGCCAGCGTCACTGGAGCTAGTGGAGTCTTAAATACTAAAATTGATACTTCTAGCGGATACGCAAAAACATATACAGACATTGTATCTGGAGTTTTAAATTCTCAAATTACTGCTTCTTCAAATGCTGCTACTATAAATAGCATTGTTAGCGGAGCAAATTTCAATTTCACTGGAACTAAAATTTTCAATTCACCAGTATCAGCCCAAAGAATAAACCTTAGCGGCATTAATACTCCAAGTTCTATATCTATAATTGCAAGTTCTGGCTATGCTTCCGTGGTAGGAAACGCAGGAACCTTCGTAAGTTATTACGAGACAGGAGCAAATAGTTCTTTATGGGCAGTAGCTGACTCTGCTGGTTTGCCAATGCTAGAACTTTTTGATGATTATACTTTAGTATTGGGTCATTCCAATAGAAAGTCGGTAGTTTTGAGCGGCATATCTGGATATGTGCTAATGCCAAATCTTCCAAACCAAAACCAAACGGGGACTCTCCCTTCTGGGACTCTATTCCGTAGTGGAAATTACTTAATGATTTTATAAAAATGAGAAAGCCTAAGACACAAGAAATTACGCCAATGATGACGGCCTATGCTGCTGCGGCTACGGAGAATACTCCGATCCCTGCGCGTAGAAATTTGGCTGGCAACATTGAAAGAACAGATAGGTTCCATAATATAGATTATGGTCTAGTGCCTTTTAAGTATTCTCACAATGTTTCCAACAAGAGCGCCCTCAACGTTAGAGACGCCGTAATACTTTGCCAAAAGGCTTATTATAATTTCTCTTCTTTCAGAAATGTAATTGATTTGATGACAGAGTTCTCTTGTAGTAAAATTTATTTTACTGGAGGCAACAAAAAGTCTAGAGATTTTCTAGAGGCTTTATTTAAGAAGATCAATGTCGACAACTTCGTAGATAAGTTTTTCAGAGAATACTACAGATCTGGAAATGTTTTTATTTATAGATTTGATTACAAGGTCAAGCAAGATGATTTGGCCAAGATTACTCAGGTTTTTGGCTCAGAATGTTCAGCGGCTTCAAATACTTTAGAGCTTCCATCTAAATACATGATATTGAATCCAGCAGACATTCAATATGGTGGCAATATTTCTTTCGTTAATGGAAACTACTATAAGATATTGACAGATTACGAACTCCAAAGGCTAAGGAACCCAACTACTGATGAAGATAGAGAAGTTCTTAGAAGTTTGACAGAAGATAATCGTCTTAAGATTCAGAAGAAGACTTATTCTGGCGCTGGAGCTTATATAACTATTCCTTTGGACACTAAACAAGTCTCTGCTGTATTTTATAAGAAGCAAGATTATGAGCCATTCTCTGTTCCTATGGGCTTTCCAGTATTGGAAGACATCAACTGGAAGCAAGAAATGAAAAAGATGGACATGGCCTTAACTAGAACAACTCAACAAGCTGTTCTATTGATTACCATGGGCTCTGAATTGAAGAGCGGCGCTTTAAATATCAATCAAAAGAACATTGAAGCCATGCAAGCTCTTTTCCAAAATCAATCAGTAGGAAAAGTTCTTGTTTCTGATTTCACTACTAAGGCTCAGTTTATTATTCCTGATATTGCTAATATTCTTGATCCTAAAAAGTACGAAGTAGTCAATACGGACATCCAGCAAGGATTGAATAACATTCTAGTTGGAGATGAGAAGTTCTCAGCTACTAGCATCAAAGTAAATATCTTCTTCCAAAGACTAGAGCAAGGTCGCCAAGCTTTCTTAAATGACTTTTTGGCACCAGAGATTAAGAGACTCTGCAAAAATATGGGATTCAAGAATTTCCCAACTCCTCACTTTGAAGAAATAGACATTAAAGATTCTTCTGTTTGGCAAAGAGTTTCTGCTCAGCTAGTTCAGCTTGGTGTTTTAACTCCAGAAGAGGGAATCCAAGCCATTGAAACTGGAAGACTGCCAATATTTGATGAGTCTGTTGAGTCTCAAAGAAAATTCAAGGAACTCAAAGATGAAGGTCTATATGCTCCTGTTGCTAGTGGCGCAGGAGCGGCTGGAGGACTAAGCACTGGAAGACCTCAAGGCGCAAAAGCTCCTCAATCAACAAAAAATACATCTCCAAGTGGTGGGAATAAAAAAGCTCCAGCCTTAGCTTCTTATTCGATGAAAGGCGTATCTACTATTTTTAAAGAATATGAAATTCTAGCTTCTAAAGTAGAAGAATTTCTTAAAAAGAAGCACAAGAAAAAGTCTTTAACCACAGAACAAAAAGCCGTAGCAGAACAAATGGCTCAAAGTATAATAATTAATGAAGATAAGATAAATTGGGACCATAGCATCAAGGCTTATTGCGAAGGAAAACAAGACAATCAAGAGAAAATAAATAAACTATTAGAGATTGCAGAAGAGCATTCTGTTGATCTTTTTTCAGCAGCTATACTAAATCATAGTCAAATTTCTTTGGAAAAAGTGTAATATTTTATAATATTCTAAAATGAATTTTGAAATAGAAAATGGAAATTATAGCAAAGCTCTTGATAAGAAAGAGTTTTCCATTGATTTATTAAATAAGGATGTCGGTTTTATCGGCAAGCAATGCGCTTCAGCCGAAGGAGAGGATGCTAGGAGCAAGGCGGGGCAGCTAAATATAGAAATTGAAGCCAAGAGACCGGGGCCTAAAAGTTCAGCACAAACACCAGCAAAGCCTTCGGAGAAAAGAAGCGGATCTTCTAAGAATGAGCCCGGCTCTGCTGGAGAAAAGTCAAATAATGCAATTTCTTTTTCTAAAAAGGTAATTGAGGCTTTAAAAAATAAAGTCAAAGAGCACAACGCTAAGAGTTCAAGAAAAGTCAGCTTATCTCAGCTAAAGAAAGTTTATAGAAGAGGCGCTGGAGCTTTTAGCTCTTCTCATAGACCCGGCAAGACAAGAGGCCAATGGGCAATGGCAAGAGTAAACATGTTTTTGAGAATGATGTCTGGCGGCAAAGTTAAGGATGCTTACAGAAAAGCTGATCAAGATGTAGCAAAGTCTTCTTTAAATGTTATTGATGTTTCTGATTCTTGGGAGCCAGAAGAGGAGGACTTTACTCAAGCTTCTTTAGATATTTTAGAAATTGGAGATTTTGATTTTGATAGTCCAGATGATCTTTATTTGGACGAAGATTCAAATGCGGAAAAATGGTACGAAATTTAATTATGAGCTTTCAATATACTACAACATTTAGTTCTATTCTCAAACCACTAGTTTCAGAAGAGAAAGACAAGTATTTAGCACTAGCTTCCTTGATGGAAGTAGGGAATTTTATTCCTAATGTAAATACAGAGAAGAACGTTGATTTGCTTCCTGTTGCATTTAATGCTGCTGTTGTAAATAGAGTCAATAAGAATGGAGACGTAATAGATACAGATACTGCTATTGCTTCTTATAAAGACTTTATCAATAAGCCAATTAATATTGAACACAATAGAGAAAAAATTGTTGGCGTAATTTTAACTGCCGGGTTCAGTGAGTTTGGGTCAGACGCTTCACTTACAGAAGAACAAGTCAAAGACTTAAAAGGGCCATTTAATATCACCCTCGGCGGCGTAATTTGGAAAATAGCTAATCCTCATCTTGCTGATAAGATTGAGGAATCTAGCGATGCTACTAGTGACAAATATCAATCAGTGAGCGCAAGCTGGGAGCTTGGCTTTAATGAGTATAATGTTGTAATGATTGATGGAGAGTCTAAAAACATAGAAGATGGCGCTCTTATTTCTGACGCAAGCGAAATAGATTCTATAAAAAGCAATCTCAGAGCATTTGGTGGATCAGGAAAATTAGACAAAACCAAATCTATTTATAGAAAAGTAATAGGCAACGTTGTTCCTTTGGGTATTGGCTTAACTGAAACACCAGCGGCTGATGTAAAAGGAGTAGCTACGCTAAAATCAGAAGCAAAAGAAGCACTAGCTGAAGAAAATATTTCCAAAATTGAGAAATTAGATGTAAATACAATTATTAACAATAACGTTATGAAAATTCAAAGCATCAAAGATATCACAGATGAGAATTTGAAGCAAGCAACAGCTTCTCAAATTTCTGATCTTATTGAGCAAGAGCTTAAGTCAGCTTCCGAGAAATTCGCCGCTGAAAAAGTTTCTGTTGAACAAGCCCTCCAAGCCGCCAAAGAGCAATATGGCACACTTTTGGCCGGGCAAGAGGTTCTTGAAAAAGAAATCGCCGCCCTCAAAGCTTCTCTAGAGGCTTCTGAAGTTGAGAAGCAAAAGATTTTGGCCAATGAGTTGTTCAATGAGAGAATGAGCGCTTTTGATGCTGAGTATGATTTGGATGACGAATCCAGACAAGTTATTGCTTCTGATATTGCTGGGCTAGATGATGATTCATTCGCCGCTTATAAGAATAAGATGGCAATATTCATGAAGAATAAAAAGAAGGGTATGCAAAAGGAAGAGAAGAAAGAAGAGGCCAAGTCTTCCGCTACCGCTTCTGAGGTTCTCGATGAGGTCTCTGAAAAGGGAGAGAAGAAGACAGCCACAATAGCTGCTACTTCCACCGCTTCAGACGCTACTCTTTTCGAGAAGTATAAACAAGCTTTTAATTACGACGGGTTCGTAATTGGATAAACAAAAAAAACACATAATACAAGGATAAAATATGGCTTATAAACTAAGACCTTTCAGAGATTATGATGAGCATGATGTTCTCAATCTCTTTTCTTACGACACAACCGGTTTGTCCGCTGGTTCGATCAGCATTACCAAAGGAAGTTTGGTTAAGATCGCTACCGGATGGAAGAACTACGACTCAGGCGTTGAGCTTGGCGGTGGACTAGAGTTCATCGGAGGAGCCGGTACGCTACAACCCACCAACGTTGTTTCTCAACGTTATGGAGTAACTGCTAAGGTAGTCGCCAGCACAACTGGCGAAACCCCAATCGGTATGATGCTCTATGATGTCAGAGACACCGACGAGAATGGTGAGCTACTCAAGTACAATCCACGCAAGGCTGCTGAGATGCAAGCCGTAATTCCCGGACAAGCTGTTCCAGTAGTTACTCGCGGTATCTTCCTAATGCAAGGAGTTCTCGGAACCCCAAGCGCTGGTGGCACTGCTTACGCTGGTGGAACCGGACAAATCACTGCCTCTACCGGAAGCGGCGGCATTTTAAACGTTGCTATTGGTAAGTTCCTTGGAGCTGCTGATACAAATGGCGAAACCCTCGTTAAATTGGCTCTCTAATACAAAGGAATTAACATGAGAATTAAACTAAAAAATACACCTGAACAAGTAGAGCTAATCAAGGCTCTTGGTTCTAAAAACAGATTGGTTGCTGCCGAAGCTTCAGAAGCTTTCGCCGCTTTCCTCGGACCTGTTATTCAAAGAGTTATTTTGCAAGCTGGTACAGCTTCTCAAATCTATACCGATGCTCCATTCGATGAGAATGACTCTCCAAGCTATCCTCTTGATCTCTATTATCAAGAGTTGAACAACGGATACGTTAGCGTTTGGTCGCAAACTCTTGCTGGTGGTCTACCAACCTCACAAGACGTTTCTGCTATCCAAGAGCTAAAGATCGCCACCTATCGTCTAGACAGCGCTGTTTCAATCAACAAGAGATATGCTCGCCAAGCTCGCTTGGACATTATCGCTAAGTTGGTTGAGCGTATGTCTCAAGAAGTCTTGGTTAAGCAAGAGCGTAATGCTTGGGCCGTAATGCTCAAGGCTCTTGGTGAAGCCTCTACTACTCCTCAAGGTGGGTCTGCCCTCAAGCACTACATTGCTGCTGGAACTGCTGGACAATTCAAGCTCGACGATCTCAACAAGCTCATGACTCGCGTCAAGAGAATCAATGAGTCTTGGGCTGGTGGTACTCCTGCTGATCCATATAGCACCGGTTTGACCGATCTATATGTTTCTCCAGAGATCAAGGAGAAGATCCGCGCTTTTGCTTATAACCCACTAAACACTGTTGGTGGAGTTAGAACAGCCGGTAGCTCTTCAACCAGCACTGAGTCTGCCATCGCTCTTCCTGACGGAATGAGAGAGGAGATCTATCGTAACGCCGGTATGCAAGAGATCTATGGCGTAAACATCGTTGAGTTGATTGAGCTTGGTCTTGCCAAGAAGTACAACATCCTCTTCGATTCTTACATCTCTGAGACCTCTACTCTCGGTGTAGCTTTCGATCCTTCTGCTTATCAAATCCTCGTTGGCGTTGATAACACCAAGGGCGCTCTAATCCGCGCTGTTGCCACTACCTCTGAGACTGGTAGCCAATTCAACGTACAACCAGACGATCAATTCCTACAAAGAAGCGATAAGGCTGGATTCTACGGATCAATGGAAGAGGGACGCATCTGTATCGATGCTCGCGCTCTTTCCGGCATCATCGTATAATAAGTTCGGTTTAAACAAAACCCGCTGGGGAAACCCGGCGGGTTTTTTATTTGATTTATTTTGTTTATCAGAATATAATTTTTATATGGCTAAAAAATCAAAGCTTAAAGACTTAAACCAAATAGACGCCAAAGAAGAAACTGGAAGACCAACTACTTTAGATCAAATCTGGGGAGACACTGGAATTTCTAAATATGGCACTAATGATTTTGAGGATTATAAATCTTATATTCGATCATTAAATAAGAGCGACATCCATGCTCACGCTATGAAGGTTGGCATGCTCCCAACTGATAATCATGAGATCTTAATTTCTAGACTAGAGAGAGAATTTCAAAGACACGTTGCTGCTTATCAAGCTCCATCAGAGACCAAGGCAAAGCAAAAGAAAATATCCAAAGATGTACAGAAGATCTTATCTGAAGGCCGATAATTCTGTGTAATTTTATTAAATGGCTAATCTAATCAGGATTAAGCAGATAGACCAGCCTGAGCTATCTGGTTATGTAGTAAGTGTTACAGATCAAAGTTATTATCCAGTTGGCAACCCATCTGGATATTTGTCTTCTGTAGCTTCTGATCCTGACTTTATTTCTCTAAGCGGAGACCTTGGCAATACTGGAGTAATATTAGACTCCAAAATAACTTCACTAAGTGGAACTTCGGCAAATCTTGTTGTTGCCACCGGCGCTTTTCTTCAAGGCGAAATAACTTCTTTAAGTGGAGATTTAAATGTCACTAATGCTAATTTATCTACAGTATCTGGATTAAGTCAATCAGCTATTACATTAGTTACAGGTTTAGATTATGAAGTAAGTGGAGTAATTAGTGGAGAAGTTGCTGGGCTAAATGCCACTATCACTGGAACAAGTGGAGTTTTATTCTCTCAAATATCTACTGTTAGCGGAAATTTAAATTCTAGAGTAACTTCTTTAGAGACATCGCTTGCTGCTTCTGGAAGTAACTTCTTAGACTTAGCTTCTAACAATCAAACAGTTTCTGGAACTAAAGTTTTTACAAATAGAATTGGTTTTAAGC